ATTTCTAAATAATGGCGTAGTAGTCACCGTCAATGCGGTCGATCTAAGCGCTTACGTTTCAAGCGTAACCCTCAACCGTACATTCGATGAACTCGAAGTTACAGCAATGGGAGATTCAGGACACAAGTTCGTCAAGGGTCTTGAAGCATCATCTGTAACTATTGACTTCTTCAATGACACAGCCACAGCGAAAGTTCTTGCAACACTTCAGGCTGGTTGGGGAACATCCACAGCTGTGACACTAAAGCAGACATCAGCTGCAACATCTGCAACAAACCCACTTTACACAATGTCTTGCCTAATCAACGGCACAACAGACATCAACGGTGCAGTAGGCGATCTAGGAACTCAATCAGTTACTTGGACAGTCAATGGCACAGTAGCAATTACCACTTCATAATCTAATAGAAAAGGGCTAAAGCAATGGCAAAACTAAAGATAACAAGAGTTGGTGGAGACGTATCTGAGCATCAGGTAACTCCAGCAATCGAGATGGCTTTTGAGCGTTATGCAAAGAAAGGCTTTCACAAGGCCTTTCGTGACGATGAGAAGCAGTCTGATGTCTATTGGCTTGCTTGGGAATGTATTAGACGTTCGGGTGAAACGGTGAAACCACTGGATGACTTCGTGGACACACTCGTAAGAGTGGAAGTTCTCGATGACGACCCTTTGGAATAGGGCGTGATTCCTTCACCTATCTCGTTGCTCGTTTGAGTATTGAGACAGGAATCGCGCCACAACATTTGATTGAGTTAGATTCGGCAATGTTTAGAGCAATGCTGGATGGACTCAAAGACAGAGCAAAGGAGATCAGTGATGCCAGTAAGCGTAAAGGGCGGTATTGAACTCCGCAAAGCGCTTCGGCAATTCACTCCTGATTTAGCCAAGGCTTTACCTAAAGAAATGGCTTTGGCTCTAAAGCCAGTCGTTCGTGATGCTCGCGGTTACTTGCCAAGTGAGTCTCAGATAATCTCTAACTGGTCAGTCTTTGGTAAACAGATTACTGCTCAAAGTTCTGCATTCTCAAATGCCAAGTTTCCTAAATACGTTGCATCGGTTGTCAAGTCCAATGTTGGATACAAGACAACTCCATCAAGACCTAACTCTCGTGGATTTCGTTCCTTGGCACAATTGTTCAATAAAACAGCTGCTGGTTCTATCTATGAAACGGCTGGTCGTAGGACACCTAATAGCACATTCGTCAAGAACATCGACAACAAGTATTCAAGTCAATTCAAAGGCCAAGGAGCATTCGAAGGTCGCGCTCTTTATCGTGCTTATGAGGAAGATCGTGGCAAGGCTCAGGATGGCGTACTCAAAGCCATTGAGAATGCGAAAAACAAACTCAATCAAAGAACTAAGGTGGTCGGCTAATGCCAGTAGTCAAGATTGATTTAGCAGCCGAGTTCACTGGCAAAAAAGAATTTAGTAAAGCAGAAAAAGCCACAGCCGGACTCAGTCGTTCAGTAAAACAATTAGGCGCAGCCTTTGGTCTTACCTTTGGCGCTCGCGCATTGGCTAATTACGGTAAGGGCGCGGTCAAGGCTTTTGCAGCCGATGAGAAGGCTGCACGATCTCTTGCATTACAACTAAAGAACACTGGCAATGCTTTCGCTACTCCACAAGTAGAAGGCTTCATTGCTAACCTTCAAAAGACCACTGGCATATTAGATGATGATTTACGACCAGCATTTAGAACATTACTCACAGCCACAGGCGACGTAGCCAAGTCTCAGAAAGCACTCAACCTTGCTTTAGATATTAGTGCTGGTACTGGCAAAGATTTATCAGCAGTATCCATGGCGCTTGCTAAAGGCTTTGGTGGACAAACTACAGCTCTTAGCCGCTTAGGTGCAGGTCTCGACAAAGCCACTCTTGCTAGTGGCGACATGGACAGAATTACTAGCATCCTTACTGCAAAGTTTCAAGGTCAGGCAAAAGAAGCGGTAAAGGGTTATGCAGGTCAAATGGCTCTGCTTACTGTTGCTACTGAAAATAGCAAAGAGATTATTGGCGAAGGTTTGCTTGATGCTCTAACTTCGATAGGCAAAGACAACAGCGTTGCAATTCTTGGATCACAAATGGAAAACGTAGCAACACAGACTGCAAACGTTGTTCGCGGTATTGGCGTATTGATTGCCAAGTTGAAAAGCATTCCTGGTGTTTCAGCGCTAACTGATTTAGTTACATCAACTTCACTTGGTGGTCAAGCCATCGGCGCGCTTGGCAAATTAGGCGCACAATCAAAGACACAAAAGGGTTATGGCAGTTCTAACACTTTGGATAACTTTGTTGCAGCAGGTGGAGTCATAAAGAAGAACACCATTGCTATCAAAGACAATACAAAGACAGTCATAGCCAAAACTCAACTTGATAAATTAGCCGCTAAGTTTGACGTAGAACGTATTGGTCTTTATGCAGCTTTAGCCAAGGCAACGACTGAGGAAGAAAAGGCTCGTATCCTTGCCAAGATAGCCATTGTCGAGTCAAACGAAGCTGCTGCAACTGCATTGAATAAATTATCTTTCGCAGCCAAGAGCGCCACTGATGCATTTACTCGTTATGCAGAAAATGCCACAATAGTTATCGGACAAGGCCAATACGCCATACAAGCGCCACAAGGATTTGCCCCTAATCAAGGTGCAACAATCGGACAAATGCCAGCCACAAATATGCCTGTCAATCCATCTGGCAGTAATGAAATTACTATTGGTCAAGGCGCTTATGCTATTCAAGCTCCATCAGGATTTACAGCACCAGTAATAAATGTTCAGGTACAAGTCGCTGGTGAAGATGTTGCAGCTGTAGTTTCTTCACAACAAGAAGTTCAATCCCAATCAGGTGGCTCAGGCGGTAGTTGGCGAAGCGTTAGGGTAATGTAATGGCGTTGCCAGCAACCCTTAGTGTTACGGTAAATTTTAGTGACGGGCCTGTTTTTGGCCCAAGTTTCACAATTGGAGATCCGACTTACGGCAAACTCGGTGGCGTAGGAACTCTTGGCGCGACAACAACACCAGCTCTCATTCTTGACGTAACCGCCCAAACAGTGAAGATTGACACACGCAGGGGTAGAAACATCAACCAAGACCTTTACGAGGCTGGTACGGCTGTTATACGCGTATTAGACCCTAACGGTGACTTCAATCCACAGAACACTTCTTCGCCTCTGTATGGCTACCTACAGCCTCTCAGAAAGGTACGCATCACTGCTGACAACGGCACTGCTTACAACATTTTTTCAGGCTATACAACTGACTACCGTTATACCTATCCAGTAGGTCAAGACATTGCTTATGTGGACATTTCCTGCGTGGATGGTTTCCGCTTGTTCAACATGTCTAACATTACGACAATCACAGATGGCACTGCGTCACAAGCAACTGGCACACGCTTAGGCAAGATTCTTGACATGGTGTCTTGGCCAAACAATATGAGAACAATTGCCACTGGCAATTCAACCTGCCAAGCCTCATCGGTGGACACTTCTGTTAGATCAGTGCTTCAAGCAGCTCGTAACGTAGAACAGTCAGAGTATGGCGCTTTCTACATGGATGCCAATGGCGTTGCAGTATTCAAGTCACGCTCTGAGGTTTTAGCATCTGCTGGCACTGCCCCAACTATTTTCAATCAGGATGGCAGTGGCATTAATTATGCAAACGTAGCCTTCGCCTTTGATGACAAGCAGGTAGTCAATAACGTGTCAGCACAACGCACTGGTGGCACTGCGCAGGTAGCAACCGATAGCGCAAGCGTTACAACCTACTTCACGCACAGCCTTTCATATTCGAACCTCATCGTTGAAACAGACGCAGAAGCCATGAACATTGCCAAGGCTTACGTTGCATCCCACAAGGACACAACCATTCGCATTGACTCCATGACTCTGGACTTGATGACTGCTAACTACAGCGCAGGAGTCAGCGCAGCTCTTGACCTTGACTACTTTGACCAAGTTCAAATAACTAACACACAACCAGGCGGATCTACAATAACTAAGACTCTCCAAGTCCAAGGTCTTCCC